AGTGTGGAGAGGATTAATGCTTTATCAGACATTAGTAATTTATTTTATTTATCAGGTGCAGGTATTGTTGGCGCTTATATGGGTACAACGGCTTGGATGAGTAAAAAATGACAGCATTTATGCTGATTTGTTATATCGGCGTACAAATGGAAGGCGGAATATATTTTAAAGATGTAAATAATTGTTTGTCATACAAAGAGAGATTACATAATCAAACGATTATGAAGGGCGAAAAGGAAGAACTGTATCAATGTATGTGTAAATTGATACCAACTATAGACCCAGATAAAGTGAGGATATATTAATGGAAAACATGGTATTAGACGCTTGGAATGATCTAAGCTATTTAGAAGGTGCGTTATTCACACTTTGGTTATTTATACTTTATTATGGCAAGGTGTGGATAGATAGTCGTTTTAAAGGAAAGGAATGTAAATGCTCACAGCGTTAATAGGACCAGTCTCTAATCTTCTTGGAAAATTCATAGAAGATAAGGACATGAAGAACAAGCTGGCACACGAAGTGGCCACTATGGCAGAAAATCATGCAGCAGAATTGGCAAAAGGACAAATAGAAATAAACAAGGCAGAAGCACAGCACAAATCCATCTTCGTAAGCGGGTGGCGCCCCTTTATTGGTTGGACGTGCGGAATTGCTCTTTGTTGGCATTTTGTCCTTGCACCCGTTACTTTATTTGTTTGTGCTTATTTAAATGTAATTATACCTGAATTGCCTACGTTTGATATGGGTAGTTTAATGACAGTTTTAATGGGAATGCTCGGATTGGGCGGACTTCGCAGCTTTGAAAAGTACAAAGGATTAACGAAATGATGTGGTTTTGGCTAGAATTATCTAAACCTTTCTTGAGAATTGGTAATTTCTTTTATCATAAGCATGTCGCAACATTAAAAAAGAAACAGGCCTTGACTAAATAATGGGAAGATATAAGATAGACTCAGACTATATGAGGTTTTTATAGAAATGAATGAGATTTATCTCGCACAGGCTGTTTTTAGACTTATAAAAGACCGAAGAGACGTTATTCTTAGTGCTTTAGAATTTAACAACGTAAAGAATATGGAGCATTATAAGGAACTAATGGGCGGCCTAGAAGCTTTGGGACACATCGAAACAGAAGTTAAAAACCTTTTAGAAAAACAAGAACAAGAGGAAGTTTAAATGGAAGCCGTTGCTACAGAACTAGAAAAAACATATGTAGATCCTAACGACAGGGTGTTAGATCCAAGTCTTATTGATCAAAGTTTAATTGAAAGAATGCCTCAACCTACTGGTTGGAGGATACTTATATTGCCTTATAGAGGAAAAGGCAAAACAGAAGGCGGAATTTTATTGCCGGATAAAGTTGTGGAAGATGGACAAATATCCACTCAAGTAGGGTACGTTTTAAAGGTAGGTCCTTTAGCTTACAAAGATACAGAGAAATTTCCTGCGGGCTCTTGGTGCGTGGAGAAGGATTGGGTAATGTTTGCCCGATATGCCGGATCTCGTTTTAAAATTGATGGTGGAGAAGTCAGAATTTTAAATGATGATGAGATTTTAGCAAAAATTATGGACCCTGAAGACATTTTACATTATTAGAGGTAGATATGAGTGGAAAAGAAGCACAAGCGGAATTAGACCTAGATTTAGGCGAAGAAGGACCAGATGTTGAAGTTATTGTCGAAGAACCAACTACGGATGATACGAATGCAGTTGAGATTGAAACTGAAGCGTCTGATGATGAATTTCAAAAAAGTGAAAACCAAACTCAAAAGAGAATTAATCGTCTTACCAAGAAAATGCGCGAAGCTGAGAAAAGCGCTGACGAAGCTACTCGGTTTGCACAAGTAAAAGCTAGAGAAAACGAAGAGTTAGCTAAAAGACTTAATCAAATGGATAATAGCTACGTTGACCAATATAGCGGTCGCGTAGAATCAGAACTAAGTCAAACCGAAGCTTCTTTAAGAAGCGCTATGGAAATAGGTGATACTGATGCCGCGGTAGCGGCTCAAAGAAGAATGACACAATTAGCCGTAGAAGCCGATAGAGCGGCTCAAGCTAAATCAGCTAATGAAAGACGGCAAAAGCAGCCTATGGCTCAGCCTCAAGCTCAAGCTCCAGCCGCTAGGCCGGATCCTAAAGCCGAACAGTGGGCACAAAAGAATGATTGGTTTGGCGAAGATAGCGCCATGACCTATGCAGCATTTGGCATTCATAAAGAAATTGTTGAGTCGGAAGGTATTGACCCGAAGAGCGATGAGTACTATGATGTATTAGATAGACGAATGAAGGATGAATTTCCTCATAAGTTTAAAAACGGAGTTCAGAACAAGCGGCCCGCCCAGACGGTTGCATCTGTAAATAGATCCGTTGGAACTGGGCGTAGTAGTGGGAACAAGGTAAGGTTGACTTCAAGACAAGTCGCTATGGCGAAAAAACTTGGGGTTACTTTAGAACAATACGCAAAATACGTTAAGGAGTAGGATGATGGAAAAACAAGACGAACTGTTTGAAGGTTCTATTAAAAGAACTCCTCGCGCAACACAAACAAGAGAGAAGACGGTACAGCGTAAACCGTGGGCTCCACCATCCATGCTGGATGCACCTCCCGCACCAGATGGCTACAAACATCGTTGGATAAGAGCGGAAACTCGTGGCTTTAATGACACTAAGAATGTTTCGGCTAAAATGAGAGAAGGTTGGGAACTAGTTCGCTCAGATGAATATCCAGATTTTGAAGCCCCAGTTGTAGATTCGGGAAAATATGAAGGTGTTTTTGGAGTAGGTGGGTTAGTTTTAGCTCGTATGCCTGATGAAACCATTGCGGAAAGAACAGCTTATTTTAATGAAAGAAAGCAAGACCAGATGCAAGCGGTGGATCAAGACATGATGAGAGAGAACGCACATTCAACTATGACGATCAATCGACCTGATCGTCAGTCTCGTGTAACCTTTGGCGGTCCTAAAAAATAGGGCGGCCCCATTATAATGGAGAAAAATAAATGGCAAATCAAATAACTGCTGGTTATGGTCTTCGTCCAATCGGTAAGGTAGGCGGCAATGTTAATAACAATGCTGTTACTCAGTATGAGATTGCAAATGACTACACAACAGCTATATACAATGGTGGGATCGTTTGTCCCATTTCTACAGGAACAATCATCATTTCAGATGGTGCGATATCTCCTTTAGGTGTATTATCTGGAGTAGAGTTTGTAGACTCAGTTACTGGTAAAACTACTTTTAAGAACTATTGGCCGGGATCTAACAGCGTAAGCGTGGACACAGATTTTCCTGTGAAAGCATTCGTTCATGACGATCCTATGCAATTATTCGTAGTTGCAGCAGACGGCACTAATACTTCAAGAGCTGTCGCTCTTGCGGATGTTTTTGCTAACTGCGACATGGCGGCCTATAACGGCGGTAGCACCGCTACTGGTAGATCTAATGATACATTAGACATTAGCACCGGAGCTACTACAAACACTTTGGATATAAGGATTGTGGGACTTTACGAAGATGACGCTAACTCAGACTATTCTGCTTTAGGTCATCAGTACATCGTAAGGTTAAACGGTCATTATAATCTTAACACAAGCGCGGCGGTCGGTACCTTCGCCACAACAGGGATATAGAAAGGGTTTAGAAAATGGCTATTTCAAGAGCACAACTAGCAAAAGAGCTAGAACCTGGACTTAACGCACTGTTTGGTCTAGAATACGATCGTTATGAGAACGAGCATTCGGAGATTTTTGATGAAGAATCTTCAGATAGAGCGTTTGAAGAAGAAGTGATGTTAGCAGGCTTTTCAACTGCACCTTCTAAGTCAGAAGGCGGAGCGATTAGTTTTGATGACGCACAAGAAACCTATACTGCAAGATACTCACACGAGACTATCGCATTAGCCTTCTCAATTACTGAGGAAGCTATTGAAGATAACTTGTATGATCGTTTAGCAGGTCGTTACACAAAAGCGTTAGCACGTTCAATGGCTCAGACAAAGCAAATTAAAGCTGCGTCTATTTTGAACAACGCGTTTACTGCAGGAGCTTCTGCAGGTGGCGATGGAGTTGCTTTTATGAGTGCATCACATCCAACTATTAATGGAACTCAGAGTAACCTTCTTTCTGTAGCATCTGATTTAAATGAAACTTCACTTGAGCAAGCTTTGATTGACATTGCTGGTTTTCAAGATGAACGTGGACTTAAAATTGCTGTACGCGGCATGAAATTGATAATTCCAAAAGAATTACAGTTTGTTGCAGAGCGTGTGTTAAACAGTAACTTGAGACCGGGAACTGCAGATAATGATGCAAATGCTCTAAAGAACATGGGAATGTTACCAGAAGGCGCGGTAGTAAACCATTTCTTAACAGATACAGATGCATTCTTTATCAAAACAGATGCTCCAAACGGTCTTAAATATTTTAACAGAGCAACTATTAAAACAGCTATGGAAGGTGACTTTGACACTGGAAATATGCGTTTTAAAGCAAGAGAAAGATACAGCTTCGGTTTTTCAGACTGGCGTTGTCTTTTCGGAACACCTGGTGCTGCATAGCCTCCAAGCAAATTATTGCATCAGTTTTAAGGGCGGCACTTGCCGCCCTTCTTTTTTTGTGTATAATAGAACAAACCTGACAGTTACATTGTGTAGCTGACTATAGCCCATACAGGAGATTTACATGGCTAATACAACCTTTAAAGGAACCGTCCGAGCTGAAGGCGGCCTCCAACAAATAACAACAAACACTTCAACAGGCGCTGAAACAACCAATACAAGTATTGATTCTAGCGGTAATCTTTCCGTTGGTGGAACAACAGCATTAGCGGGTGCTTTAACAAGATTGACCCCACAAACAATTTTTAACTACAACTACATTACATGTTCCGCACCTATTGTTACAAGTCTGGGTAACTCAGGCGATGGTGTAATGGCAACCGAAGATAAATTTGGATTATTGTTTTTTGGACCAAATAACGAAATGTATCCAGCAACAGCAATTTCTATTGGTGCTTACACAGCAGCCGGAAAAACACCCCAATTAGATGGAACAGTACCAGCAACGGATACGGCTACAACGCAAGCAGGATTTGATATACAAATGGATACTGAATCAGCTGCAGCAACAGGACTAGAAATGGTTTTAGCCGGTGGTCCAATGGGTGGAAACAATAATGGTTTTACCATTGGCACACATTCAGGTTCTATTGAAGCAACCTTCAATACACCTGATTGGACTGACTATGATGCTTGTGGTATAGGCTTTAGAAAAGTTGAAGACTTTAATGATGGTCATGTACCCATTCTTGACGGAGCCGCAGCAGGTGACGGAATTTATACAGACTTTGCTGCATTTGGAGCAATGGGTGATACAAACATTGAAATCATGACTGATTTAAATAACTCAGGAACATCCACTTCAACAGACTGTGGTGCATCAGTACCAGTTGATGGTCAAAATTTAAGATTAAAAATAAATTTATCAGCAGCCGGTGTTGTAACTTATCAACTTGTTGTGAATGCCGTAGCAGGAGCAGGTACTTTAGCTGCCCCAGCAACAACAGCAGCATTTACTTTTGACGATGGTGATGTAGTAGTGCCTTACCTCTTTTCATCAAGTGACACAGCAGCAGCTGATGTACTTTGGTTAAAAGATGTTACAGTATCTCGTTCACCGGGAATTAGTTACGCAAACTAATCTATAGTGGGGGTTAATAGCCCCCACATTTTATAAGGAGAATGATATGGGTGTTTCAGACGTAAAAGTTGCTTTTATAAGTGATGAAGTAGCCGCAGACCCAAATGGCTTTTCAGCTTCAGCACAAGTTGCAAACAATGCTGCATTAGTTTTAGGAGGTGCATTAGCCGATGGCGGTGCAGTAACGCTTGGTTCCGCAAGAACAGTTTCAATCACTTCTGGCGGTGACGATAGTGGAATATCTTTTAATGTTGTCGGAACCGACTTAGATGGAGCTTCTTTAACTGAAAATATTACAGGGGCAGACACAGGAGCCGCAACAGGTTCTAGCTATTTTAAAACGATAGTCAGTGTTACGGCTGTAGGAGATCCTGCAGGAACAGTAATAGCCGGAACAACAGGTTCAGCAGCGGATATAATTTTTGGAGGCAGAACTCGTCTTAAAGGTTATTCTATTGTTTCTGGTGGTACCTCAGGTGTTATTCAGTTTGTTAATGGTGAGCCCAATGGTGGGGGTTCCGCATTATTTAAAGCAAGAACTATTGGTACAGACAATACTACGGTAGACAATACGATACCTTTAAATGGTATTGTATTTGAGGACGGTATGTACGTTGTCTATACAATAGCGACTGTAGACATGATGAGTTTTTTCTACGCATAGAGATGTAAATGGCAGAAAAAGGCACTATGAAAGGTCATACTATAGGCGGAGGTCAGAAGAGGCCTACCAAATCTGGTGCCGGAATGACTAAAAAGGGTGTTGCTAAGTATCGTAGAGATAATCCTGGAAGTAAGCTTAAAACAGCTGTAACAGGAAAAGTAAAGGCTGGAAGTGCGGCGGCAAAAAGAAGAAAGTCTTATTGCGCTAGGAGTGCAGGACAGATGAAGAAGTTTCCTAAAGCCGCTAAAGACCCCAATAGTCGTTTAAGACAAGCTAGAAAAAGGTGGAAGTGTTAAATGGCTACTATAAAAGAAAAAGATTTTTTGCATTCGTTAGATAAAAGAACCGCTATTTTAGAAGAAATTTTAATTAGACTAGAAAACAATCACCTAGCTCATATGCAAAAAGACCTTGATAAATTAGATTTTAAAGTCTGGGGTATTATTGGAGGTATTGCTATTCAGCTTGCCGCCACTATAATAGCCTTAGTTGTATTATACGGAGGTTAACATGAGTTTATACGCTAATATTCACAAAAAAAGAAAGCGAATCGCCTCTGGCTCTGGCGAATCAATGAGAAAAGTTGGATCAAAGGGAGCCCCAACAAAAGCAAATTTTGTTAAAGCAGCCAAAACGGCTAAAAAGAAACCAAAAAAGGTGTAACAAATGACCACATCTAATTCTACAGATTTTGAGCTGAACGCCGCAGAATACGTTGAAGAAGCTTTTGAGAGGTGTGGATTAGAAGTTCGCACAGGTTACGATTTAGCTACGGCTCGTAGATCTTTAAACTTAATGTTTGCGGAATGGGCTAATAGAGGTTTAAACCAATGGACCATTACTCAAAGAAGCCAAGCTTTAACGGCCGATGATAGAGAGTATTCTTTATCAACAGATGTGATTGACATTTTAAATGTCGTTGTAAGACGATCCAGCACAGACTATTCTTTAACAAGAATAAGTAGATCAGATGATCTAGCTATACCTACTAAGACTACAACGGGCCGACCTACCCAGTTTTTCCTAGACAGACAAGTGACCCCTAATTTAAAAATTTGGCCTACACCTGAAAACAGCACGGATGTTTTGTATTATGATGCTTTAACTAGAATAGAGGACGCGGATTCTCAAATTAACACAATGGACGTTCCGTTTAGGTTTTATCCTTGCCTAGCCGCAGGATTAGCGTATTATCTTTCTTTGAAAAAAGCACCACAAAGAACGCAGATGTTAAAAGCAATATACGAAGAAGAATTTGAAAGAGCTATGGGAGAAGACAGAGATCGTTCTAGCTTTTCTGTAACCCCTCATTACACTTATCTTAGGTCTAATTAATGAGTAAGTTTGCAAAAGGAACGAGCGCTTATGCCATATCAGATAGGTCTGGTATGAGGTATAAATATCGAGATATGAAAAAAGAATGGAATGGTCTTTTGGTAGGACCCGATGAATTTGAACCAAAACACCCTCAATTAGGTCCTTTCAAATCCGCAGCAGACCCTCAAGCTTTAAAAGATGCAAGACCTAGTCGAACAGAAACCGCGGTGGAAGTTCTTTTAAACCTTAATCCTTTTACATCCGGATCGGCCAGTTCTGGTATTATAACAGTACAAGAAATAAGTCATGGAAGAACTTCTGATGACACGGTAAGATTTAGAAAAGTGTATGGATTGGACGGTTTTACTAAAACCGTTATAGAACAAGCCGTAGGGTATACAATTACTGTTGTTACAACAGATACTTATACCTTTACAGCTAACGGAGAAACGGCAACCTCTGGTGGTGTTGTCGGTGGAGGTAGTCGCGCAACGGCAGGCCCCGTAACGGTGAGTGCATAAAATGAGTTACACATACGCAACCTTAAAAACAGCTATACAAGATTACACGGATAATACAGAATCTTCTTTTGTAACTAATCTACCTAATTTTATTAAAGCGGCGGAAGATCGAATATTTGAGGCGGTTGATTTAGAACTTTTTAGAAAAAATGTTACGTCAACCATGACGGCCTCAGATCAATACCTTTCAATACCGGAAGATTTACTAGCGGTGTTTTCTTTGCAGATTACAACGAGTGGATCAGAAAATTTCTTATTACAAAAAGATGTTAATTTTCTAAGAGAGTACACACCTAACGCTTCTACAACAGGTGTTCCTAAATACTATGCAG